ATCCGCTATGTCACGGCTGGCACTTACAACACGACGACGGGCGTCATCGGGGAAACCGAAAGCGACACCGCGATCAAGGGCGTGGTGCAGAACATCAGACAGAGCGAGGTCAACGACCTTGTGCAGGCCAGCGACAAACGTTTGATCGTCGCGGCCAAAGAGCTGGCGACGGCACCTGGGACCAAAGACCGCGTGGTGATCAGCACCGTGGTGCACCAAATCATCGAGGTGCAGACGATCGACCAAGACAACACGGCGATCACCTACGAGCTGATTCTGAGGGCATAGCGATGGCTCGCGGCATCCGAATCCGAGACATCGGCGACTTCTGCAGAGAGGAGGTCGAGCAGGTCGTCAAGGAAACGACGTTTGCACTTCACAGCAAACTGAAGCTGTACGAAGCCGCTACCAACGGCGGAGTCGGCACACCTGTTGATAGCGGGGTGCTGATTGGCGCGTGGGAGCAGACGATGGATAACCCCCTGCAGGGGCGCGTCTTCAACCGCACTGTCTATGCACAGCCCGTGATTATGGGCGAGAACCTGCCTAAGTCCTGGGGCAACAAATATCGGACCAAGCAAGGCACTAAGCCCGGCTATCCCGAGATGATCGCCGACGAGGTAGCCGAAAGAGACGTGCCTAAACTCGTGAATAAAGTCAGGCGGAGACGCGGATAATGGCCGCTGCTGATCTCAACTCGATCCGCTCAACGATCGAAGGGCGTCTTGCCACCGAACTTGCGGGCAGCCCCGTGCTGCCGGTCGTGTTCAACAACATGCCCTACGAGCCGACCCCTAACAGCTCTTGGGTGCAGTGCCTGACCGCCTTCGGAGCCAACGAATATCTCAGCCTCGGTGGCACTTCCGACTCCGACAATCGGATTACTGGGTTGATCCTGTTCAACATTTTCACGCCTAAGGGTGTTGGCCCTGGCGCTAATTATGTGATTGGTAAGCGCGTTCGAGACCTTTACAATAGGGTCAACGTGTCGGGGGTTTACTTCGACGCTCCCGTCGGTCCAGAGGCACTGGCTACACCAGCTCCCGAGGGCTATTTTTCAACTCAGGTCCGTGTGACCTTTGAATTTATCGAGGAACTCTGACCATGGCCTTTTATCGCGGTGAGGAGGGAAGCGTCAAATTCGACGACGCTGGCTCTTCCGCTTCTGCAATCACTAGCACCCGGTCCTGGTCCCTGACACTGGACAAAGAGGTGCTGGAAACCACCGTGATGGGTGACACCTACGCAGGGAATGTCGGTGGCATCATCAGCGGTAACGGCAGCGTTGAAGTGATCTACACCGCTTCGTCCTCTGATGAAACGGCAGCATTTATCGATCACATCAACACCCCGACTGATTCAGGTTTGGCGTCATTTGAGCTGTTCCTGGATACCAGCGGCTCGAAAAAGGTCAGCTTTGATGGCGTGGTGACATCGGCTGAGCTTTCCGCCACGGTGGGTGAAATCGAGATCATCACGGTCAACTTCGTGACCAACGGCACCATCACCACCGCTATCTGATCATGGCTTTTTACCGAGGACAACAGGGCACCGTTAAGTTCGACAAGGACGCAGCCGGTGGGGCACTTTCTGAGATCGCAGCCGTGCGGTCTTGGTCAATGTCAATCGACAAAGAGCAGCTGGAAGTTACCGACCACGGTGACACCTTCCGCGCTTATGTCGGTGGACTGGTTAGCGGCACTGGCTCCTGCGAGGTGCTTTATGACGCCCCAAGTGCAGGCGACAAGCTCGACCTGTTCAATGAGGCGCTTACTGTCGAAGATCCGGCTAACGCTAACTTTGAGCTGTATCTAGATGAAAGCGGCGACAAAAAGTTGTCGTTTGCGGCTCTAGTTACCAACGCAGAGTTCGGTGCTACCGTTGGGGAGATTGAAGTTGTTACTATCAGCTTCACTGCAAACGGTACTATCACCTCTGGTATTTGATGCCTGCGACTCAAAGAACGGTTGATCTGCTGGTTGGGGCGTTTGATCTCAACCAGCGTCGCAAGTTTGAGCTGAAAAACGGCGACGGCAAAAAGATCATCGATCTGTATTTCAAGCCGATCACCCGCGCTGATCGCAAACGGGCGCAGAATCTTGCTGGTTCTGATGAAGCTCTGGACATCAGCACAAACATGCTTTGTCAGCTTGCCGAGCTGGAGGATGGCACTAAGGCGTTCGCTCCGGCTGATGCAGCGAAACTGCAACGCGAGTTGCCTGAGTCTGTCTTAAATGAAGTCGAGCTGTTCGTCTTTGGCCTCGGCGAAGAGACCAGTCTCGAAGACGCAAAAAACGACTGAAGCAGGACAAGTGGACTTTCTATGAGTTTTACTTGGCCTGCGAACTAGGAATGACGGTCAGCAGGCTTCGCACCGAGTTGACAGATGACGAGCTGGTGCATTTTGCGGCTTTCCATGAGCTGAAGTCTGAGATGGAAGAAAAAGCTATGCAGCGCGCAAAGCAAGGGCGGCGGTAGACTTCGCTTATTGCTAGGTCGCCGTGGCAGAAGACGTAACCCTGCTAATCAAGCTGCAGGACCAAGCCAGTCCCAAGATAAAAAGGCTTACGCAAAGCACTAAGCGACTAGAGCAGGCTGCTAACGGCGCGCAGAACAGCATCCGTCGAACAAACAAAGGAATCAGGGATACGGGGAGGACGGCTGATAAGGCGTCGAAAGGAGTTAACAATCTTGGCAAGGCTGTTCGCCGTCTTGCTGCTGGCTTTGGTTTTTTCCAGGCTGGCAAGTTTGTCATCTTCAAAACGGCAGAACTTGAGCGGCAGACGAAGAGCCTTGAAGTGCTTACAGGGTCGCTGGGCAATGCCCGCAGCATCATCAAAGAGCTGCAGCAGTTTGGCGCTGTGACGCCGTTTACAAGTGCAGAGCTGATTGAAACTGCCAAACGTTTGAAGGCTTTTGGTTTTGAGACAGAACAGATCGTTGATGTCACCAAACGTTTAGCCGACGTTGCTGGCGCAACTGGCGCTGATTTGGGCGGCATCGCAACAGCGTTCGGCCAAATCCAAGCAAAAGGCAGGCTGCAAGGCGAAGAGCTGCTCCAACTGCAAGAGCGTGGTATTGGGCTGCAAGACGAGTTGGTCAAGATGTATGGCTTCACTGCAGATGAGTTCCGCAAAGCTTTAGAAGGTGGCCGGATCAGCGCGGATGCGGTCAATGTTGCGCTGCAAAACATTACTAATACAGGTGGTAAGTATGCCAACGGCGCAATCGCTCAGTCAGAAACATTGAGTGGTAAGTTCAGCACCCTAGTTGACAACATCACAGTTCTCGCTCAACACATAGGCAACGCGCTAAGCCCTGCCCTGAAAGGCATTCTTAGCCTAACGAATCAAATTCTTGCTGGCTTCAACGATATTTTGTCGTCGCAAGTTGCTCGTGGAGTAGCCAGCACCAAGCTGGCGATGCTAACTCCTGGCGGCACGATGGGCGACATCGCGCAGATGCGGGCAAACGTAGCCGCAATGCCGACAACGACATTGCGTGATGAGGCGTCAATTCAAGAAACCGCAAGACGGCTGGTAGACATAAGAAATTTTGTAAGGGAGTTTGGTACTGCAATCGAAAACAGACGCCTTGGGGGAGCAACAAAGCAAGAAAGCCTTGCTTTAGAAGGGTTGCAAGGCTTAATTGATGACCAGATGAATGCGCTTGGTAGACGCCAACTGCAAATTGCGGCGGAAGACAAGCCAACGGTAGTCAACCCCCCTAAGTTGCTCACTAGAACACCCACTGGCAAATCACCTGAGCAGATTGCTTTAGAAAAAGCAGAAAAGATCAAAGCCAATTTAATTAAGCTGACACAAGACCAGCTTATTTCTGAACGCGAGATTGTTGTTAATCGCCAAGAAGAGACAAGGCTTTTGACCCTTGCCAATGAGAAAGGCAGTGAATTTGCTGATTTCACTGAAAAAGTTCTCAATCTTGTGAAACAGGGGGTTCCTTTCAGCGAAGCGTACGAGCTTGAAAAAGCTAACCTTGATGCGCGGAGATTGGCAGAACAGATTGAAGCGCAGAAACAAGGTGCAGAAGAATTGGCTGATAAGTACAAAAAAGTAGGTGATGCTATTAAAGACAACATCACAAATGCACTTATAGATGCACTGGAGGGAACTAAATCCCTGGGTGAGTCAGCCCTCAGCATTGTCAAGCAACTGGCAAGGCAATTCCTGCAGATGGGGCTTAATCAAGCCTTTGGTGCGCTTGGTCAAACTGGCGGGAGTTTTGGCAATCTTTTTGGTGGTGGTCGCGCAAGTGGTGGCACCGTTCAAGGCGGTCGCTCTTACATGGTTGGTGAGCGTGGCCCTGAGTTATTTACTCCAGGCCGGACAGGCAGCATCGCACCATCAGGCAGTTTTGGCGGGGCTAACGTAACCGTGAACGTTGACGCCTCAGGTTCTAACGTGCAAGGTGATGGACAGCAGGGTAAAGCACTTGGGCGAGCAATCGGTGCTGCTGTTCAGGCCGAGATCATTAAACAGAAAATGCCTGGAGGACTTCTGAGCTGATGGCTACTTTCCCTTCTATCAATCCAACTTACGGTCTTCAGAAGACCAGCGCCCCAAACGTCAGGATTGCTCAGTTCGGATCAGGGTATAGCCAGCGCAGTACGTTTGGCATTAATCAAAACCCCAAGTCCTATAGCTTGACGTTTGAAGTGTCCGAAACGGATGCTGACACCATTGAAACGTTTTTAGATGCACGTGGTGGAACGGAAAACTTTGACTTCACGCCACCCGGCGAAAGCAGCAGCAGCAAGTTCATCTGCCGTCAGTGGAGCAAGTCCATTCCATATTTGAACCGTGCGACGATCCAGGCAACATTTGAGCAGGTGTTTGAGTCATGACGACAACGCAGAGTAACGTTCAAAGGGAGCTTCACTCCTTAGAGCCGTCAGCAATTATTGAACTGTTCCAGCTGCATCTAACCGCAGCGGTCAACGGTGTGGATTTAGTGTATTACTACCACGCTGGAACGAATGAGTTGTCGCAAGACATTGTGTTTGATGGCGTCACCTACTCGGCTGTGCCTATTGAAGTTGACGGCTTTGCGGTGACAACAAAGGGCACGTTGCCTCGTCCCAGAATGAGAATTGCCAATGCGAATAGTGCAATTACGTCTTTGCTCAACAGTTATAACCCGTTGCACGCAGAAGTTCGTCGGATCCGGACGTGTAAGAAGTTTTTGGATGCTGTCAATTTTGAAAGCGGTACAAACCCAACTGCCGATACAACAGCAGTTTTTCATGGTGGCTACGAATCTTGGTACATCGACCGAGTAGCAACTGAAAATCCTGAACTTGTCGAGTTTGAGCTGGTTGGGAAACTTGACCTTACCAACCTTCGTTTGCCGACAAGGCAAGTCGTTGAGCACTGTCCTTGGAAGTACAAGGGCACTCAGTGCAACTACAAGCCAGGCAAAATGTTTAACCTCAACAATCAAGCGGTTACAGATGCATCGCAAGATCAATGTGCAAAGAACTTAAGGGCATGTGAATTGCGTTTTTCGAAAGGTGAGGGTATTGGCGTGAATGACGATTTGCTGCCGTTTGGAGGATTCCCAGGTGCGCGACTTCAAGTCTGACGCTGAGCAGCACGCTTTAAGGTGTTTGCCTAGTGAAGCTTGTGGTGTTGTTGTTGACGGGAAGTATTGGCCTTGTCGCAACATTGCCGATGATCCCTCCGCTGATTTTGCGATTGATCCGCGAGATTATGCAACCGCATCGTTCTTTGGATCTGTTGAAGCGATAGTGCATTCTCACCCTGAAGGCGGTCCCGCTAGCGAAGCTGACAGACGTGCTTGTACTGGAACGGATTTGCCGTGGCATATTTGGAGCGTGCCAGACAAGCAATGGTTGACTATCGAGCCCTGATCGGCAGGCAGTGGGAATACGGAAAATTTGATTGTTTCACGCTGGTGCGTGACTGGTTTGGCTTGCAGGGAATTGAGTTGCCTGATTTTGAGCGCCCTGCTGACTTGGAGTCTTGCGAAAGCATCTTTTTGCAGCAGGCGTTGGCTATCGGCTTTGAAGAGGTTGCTTACGCCAGCAGACGCCCTGGTGATGTGCTGATCATGAATCTTGGGACGGCAACACCAATGCACGCTGCGATTTTGTTGGCTGATGAGCGGATTTTGCACCAGCGGCAAGATTCACTAAGTGCGGTAGAACCGTTTGGGCGATACTATGTCTCTAGAGTCGCGGCGGTCTTTCGTTATGCAGCAGACCGTTAGGTTGCTGGATGATTTGGGCGAGCGTTACGGCTCAGAGCATGTTTATTGCAACTTGCGCTCTCCTGCAGAGGCGATCAAGCTGCTGTGCATTAACCATCCTGCGCTTCAGAAAGAGCTGGTTGAAGCGCACCAGCATGGTGTTGGTTATACGTTGGTGCAGGCTGGCACGTTTCTAGGGTACGAAGATCTGCAGTTGCCGTTAGGCAAGAATGATCTGGTGCTCACGCCGGTTGTTGCAGGTAGTGGTGGAGGTGGAGGAACAAATCAAATTCTTTTAGGCGTTGGTCTTGTTGCACTGGCTATCGTCGCTGCTCCTTTAGGAGCGGGTTTTCTCGGGTTAGGCGCTGGTGCGTTTACGGCAACAACTGGAGCGGCTTTAGTTGCAGGTACGGCTACAAGCTTTGCTGCCACTGCAGCTTTAAGCGCAGCATCCATTGCGATTGGCTCAATCGGTGCAAGCTTGATTCTTAGCGGCGTTTCGCAGATGCTTGCCCCGCAACCTACGATTCCTACTCTTCAAAACAGAACTGCGCCAGGGCAAAACACGAACGCTTCAGGTCCACAAGGTGTTTCACGTGCCACATCAGGCCAACAGTCTTATGCGTTTTCTGGTCCTGCAAATACGGTGGGTGTTGGGGCGACAGTTCCACTGGTCTACGGCAAGTTGTTGGTTGGCAGTCATTTAATTTCGTCAAAGGTTGAAGTGACGAGTGAAAGCGATCCTACCAGTGACTTTTTTATAACACCAGGCAAAAAAACAATAACGATCAACGGCGAGAAGGTCAAAAATGAATTTGAATCATTGAGCGGGCTAAGGACTAGAAAATATTTTGACAAGCAAGTAAGGATTCAAGACAGCCTAACAGGCAGCCAAGAGGAGGGCGCACAATTTCAAAGGAGAAAGATAGAAAAAATTGTTGAATTCGACAGTAAAAACAAGATCACACTCGTCGACGACCTAAAAGACTTCGGCGTGAGCAATAAAACAAGAGAAAACTTGCAGATTTTAATAGAAATAAACAACGGCCTTTCAAGAGTTATCGGCGACAAAACAGTTCCTGCTTTTGTGACTTACGAGATCGTTGTAGAGAAAGAAAATTACGATGCTCCCGATTCTCCTGATTTCGCCACAGCTCGCGGAACAATACAAGGCTTGTTGAGATCAACGGAAAGTTACAAATTCTGTCATGCTATTGCTTATGCCGTAACTGGCGAAGAGGACAGTGGCACTAGAGTACGCCCAACAATAAGAATTATTGATTCAGACGCTGGCCCAGGCCAGCAGTTTGTCGTGCGAGGTGTTGGATATAATCATTTTTTCACAAGTAGTGAAAACAGGACTGAAGGGCTTTCGGAGACTTAAAAATGGGACTTAACTCTGATTCCGTAATTAAGATCGTTGACCTTCTTTGTGAGGGTCCGATTGATGGCATTGAGGGTGACCGAAAGGGCGTTTTCCTTGACGAAACAGCTTTGCGGTCTGCAGACGACGAAGACCTTGTAACTGAAGCTCACGTCTCATTCGACGTAAGGCTTGGAGGGCGTGGTCAGAGTTATTTGCCGCAAGCCTCTGGCAAAACATTTAATGTCGTCAACATCAATAAAGAGGTAGGCACTGGCTACACCGAGATTTTGAACAAGACAGGCACAGAAGTTAAACAGCGTGATTACGGTGCAGGCGAGCAGGTTGTACAGATTACTGACACTGAAGTTGACAGCATTGACCTAATTTTTACTGTCCCGCGTTTGTTTTCTACAGCGCAAGAGGGTCTTGTAAAAGGTCAGTTGTTTGATGCGGTAATCTGTTTCAAGGTGTTTATTCAAGATCAAGGAAGCGGCAGCGCGTTCACGGAAGTTAAGAAATCAAGCGTCAATCGCGTGAGCGAAGATTTCAGGCCAAACAGCTACAATAATATGTTTTACATCGAGGGGATAAGCACCACAAATTATCAGTACAAAATAAGCGGCATTGAGTTAGAGGGCAAAGGCCCTTGGAACGTTAAGGTAGCAAAATACCCTCTAGCTAAATATCAAGGCAAAATTGCACATAAAAGGGCTGACTCTGAAATTATCGACCGAGAAATTTTTAGAGCTGACTTTGGCGAATTTGAAGAAATTCCCAAGCGAACACCCTTAAAGGATGGCCGTGCAAATACTTTAGTTTGGTCAGCAGTCGTTGAAAAATTCAACATTAGATCAGCCTATCCATTCTCTGCATGTGTAGGCATGAGCATCTCAACAGAAGAGTTCCAGACTCTTCCAACAAGAGCGTACTTGGTCCGTGGCAGAAAGGTTCGCATACCGGCAAACGCAATTGCTAGGCCAGATGGCAGCCTTGATTTTCTTGGTACTTTTGACGGCAAGCTCAAAGAAGAAACCTGGACAACATGCCCTGTTTGCATTTTCTACGATTTGCTTACCAATGAACGTTATGGGGCGGGGCATTTCATTAATGCAAATAATTTAAGCTGGGTTGATCTATACCCGTTGGCGCGTTATGCAAACGAGCTGATAGACGGAGAGCCGCGTTTTGCCTGCAACGTTCAGGTGTCATCTCAAGCCGAGGCTTTCACTGTTCTGCAGGATTTTGCCAGTGTGTTCAGGGGCATGATGTATTGGCAGTCAAACGTTATTCAAGTGACTGCGGATCACGGCAATCTCGACGGCTCAGACATTGACCCTGTTCATATTTTTACAAACTCCAACGTCATTGGCGGCGTATTCAACTACAGCGGATCTTCACTAAAGACCCGCAGCACCAGCATCAAAATTCGGTATAGCGATCCAGACAACTTCTACAAGCCAAACGTTATTTGCATTGAAGACGCAGACCTTATTGAAAAATATGGTTATCAAGTTAAAGAAGTTCTTGCTTTTGGCTGCACTTCTAAAAATCAAGCCAGACGGATGGGACGTTGGATGATGAAATCGGAGGAGATCGACGCGAACACCGTCACTTTTGCTGTTGGCTTAGAAGGTGCTCTTGTGTTCCCTGGTCAGGTGTTTGCCATTCAAGATGAGTTGCGTGCTGGCACGCGCTTGTCTGGCCGTATTAGCAGTTCCACGACAACCACAATTGTTGCTGACCAATCAATCACCTTGCCTAGCGGAAGCAATCCAACGTTGACCTGTGTCCTGACAAATGGCGGGATTGAAAGCAAAAAAATCGATACTGATAACACCAGCGGCACTACGATTACGATCAAGATAGATGCCAAAAATACGCCATTCAGCTCTGCACCTCTTGTGCAGGCGATCTATTCAATCAGCACTGACAGCGTAAACGAGCAAAAGTTCCGTTGCCTTTCAGTCTCAGACAATGCTGATGGGACGTTCGCCGTTGTAGCTGTTCAATTCAATGACAGCGTTTATGCCGCTGCGGACGGAGATGAAAAGCTGGTGTTTGAGGACGTTACTACTATTGACCAGAAGCCCCCTAAGCCTGTGATCTAATGCCGATTGAATTTCAGCTGATTGCAAAGGATGGCGGACAAACCAATCGCGCCATAGCCACTTGGTCACGAGGTGATGGAGGCTTCACGGCTTCTTTTGACGTAAAGTATCGCATTGGCGGGGGTAATTATAAAACTTTCAACACCACAGACACATCCCTTACGGTTGACGGTATTAAAACAGGTAAAACCCTTGAAGTAAAGGTTAGAGCCGTAGGCATTGGTTTTCCTGTTAAAAAATCTGCCTACGTCAGAGCTGAAGGCGTTGTGCCAGATTTATCGACAAATCTTGATAATGTTAGGCAGCAAGTCCCAAACGTTTCCGGCGTAACAATAACACCAGTCAGCTTCACTCGGGCATCTCTTCGCTGGCAAGCGCCTGTAAACGAAAGGCTAGAGGGCTTTGCCGCAATCATTAGGCACTCAAGCAAGACAGATAACACGGCAACATTTAGCGATTCAGTGAAGCTGGCTGAAGTCTCAGCATTGGCGAATGCGGTAGACGTTCCTCTTATGAGTGGCGAATATCTCATTAAACTGCAAGACAAAATAACAAAGACAAAAAGTGCCACTACTGCCAGCACCGTTTTAAGTATTCCTGACACCCTGCCCCAGCTTTTAGTCCAGACAAAGCGGGAAGATACAGACAGCCCTCCATTTCAAGGGGAAAAGCATGGCGTGTTCTATAGCGATGAGTTTGATGGTTTGGTGCTAGACGGTGATGCATTTATTGACGATGTATTGCTTATTGATGATGTAGGCAGGATTGATTTTGTCGGCAATCGTCTTACAAGTGGTGAGTATGAATTTCCAAACGTTTTAGATCTTGGTGGCAAGTTCCAAGCAAACTTAAACCGCATAATCAACTCACGCGGCTTGTACCCGAGTGATTTGATTGATGATCGCACAGAGCTAGTGGATAGCTGGACGGATTGGGACGGCCAGTTGGTTGAGGATACAAGCGCAGTGCTTTATTTCCGCGTTAGCAATGAAGCGCCTACAGCGGATGACATTTTGCTTGAAGCATCGCCTGACTTTTTCTTGTTTGAGGACGGCGACAAGATGCTGCAGGAGTCCTCGACGGATTACGGCGAATGGACTGTTTTGGACAAATCTACCTTTGTTGGTCGAACGTTCCAGTTCAAGGCTGAACTAGAAACCGATCACCCTGACCAAACGCCATTGGTTGAAGAGCTGGGTTATCAGCTGTCGATTCCAGCTCGCACAGAGAGCAGTGCAACGATCGCTTCTGGAGCTGGTGCAAAAGTGGTGACATTTACCAATGCGTTCTACCAAGCCCCGTCAGTAGGCATCACGGCTTTTAATCTTGCGACTGGGGACTATCATGAGGTGACATCCGTCACGCGGACTGGTTTCACGGTTCACTTCCGAAATTCAAGCAATTCATCGGTGGATCGCAATTTCCAGTACGTCGCAGCGGGCTTTGGCTCTGAACAGACTTAAAAATGGCAACCCACGATTACGTCCTTGCCAACCAAAGCGGAAGCTCATTCCGTGCTGATTTGAACAATGCGTTAGCTGCGATCGTCAGCCAGAACAGCAATGCGACAGAGCCTGCAACAAAATTTGCTTACCAGTATTGGGTTGACACAAGTGCAACGCCTGCGCTGATCAAGCAAAGAAACGCTGCAAACGATGCCTGGATCACTCTTGCAGAAGTCGATGGTCAAACGCTTGCTGCTAATGGAACGGCTTCAAAGCCTGGCATTTCTTTTGCTGCTGACGTTAATACTGGCATCAAGCGAAATGCTGCCGATGAAATTGGAATTGTCACTGGTGGAACTGAAGCAGTAACAATCAACAGTTCACAGCGGGTTGGCATCGGGACGACAAGTCCTGGCTCTTTACTGCATGTAAGCAACGGCAATGATGCCGCCTCGGGCGAGTTTATCGGACTTACGATTGGTGGCACAAACGTAAACAACGCAAGAACCGCATCTTTAATTAAAGATACAACTACTTACGACTTAATTTATAAAAATAACAATTTTTCGTCAGCCCTTGGAAATCACATCTTCAAAAACGGCAATAGTGAACACATGCGCATCGATTCCAGCGGCAAAGTTGGTATTGGCACGAGTAGTCCTACACTGGCCACACTTCATATCAATCAAGGAGCCAATGGGTTTGCACTAAATCTTCAAGAGGGTTCTTCGGCTAATCCCAAAATTTTGTTTACAACCACCGCTGGGAATACTGGTGCCACAGCGATTGAGGGCGACCCAGATTCTTCCAGTGGGTTTCTTGCCTTTACAGCTGGCAACAGCGAGAGACTACGCATTCAAAGCAGTGGGATTGTTACCGTCAATACAACAAATAGTAATCCGCCAGCAAATAGTGTTATTGGCACGGCTTTTAGGGCAGATGGCTCAATCAATACTGCAACATCAAGCACTAAAGCTTTATCGATCGGTCTAAATACTTCTGACGGTACTCTTATTGAATTTAGGCAGGCGGGTACTGCAGAAGGAAGCATTTCTGTCTCTGGCACCGACGTTTCTCTCAACGGTGCAACACTGTCGCGATATTCGCAGCTTGCAGGTGGCGCGGAACGTACAGAGATTTTACGTGGCTCTGTAATGAGTAACCTTGACGAGATGTGCGAATGGGGAGAAGAAGACAACGAGCAGCTAAACCGCTCAAAGGTCAGCGATGTTGAAGGTGATCGCGATGTGGCCGGAGTATTTCGTTGCTGGGACGATGACGATGATGTCTACACCAACGATTTCTATCTCGCGATGACGGGTGACTTTGTGATCCGCATTGCACAGGGCACAACCGTTGCACGCGGTGATCTGCTGATGTCTGCTGGTGATGGAACAGCTAAACCACAGAGTGATGATATTGTTCGTTCTAAAACTATTGCTAAAGTAACTAGCACTGTTGTTTCCGAAACTTATGCAGATGGTAGTTACTGTGTACCCTGTGTTCTTATGGCTTGCTGATGAAGCACAGCTGCCTTAAAAGAGGCTATTGCTAAGATTGAAACGCTTGAAACTAAAGTTGCTGCTCTGGAGGCTGCTAACTGATGGCTAACACCTACACCTGGACCATCGGTCAATGTGACCGCACCATGGCAGATGGCATGATCAACACCCTTCACTGGCGTGTAGATGCAGCCTCTGAAGATGGAACGGTGACTGCTGGCGCTTACGGATCAGTTGGCCTTGAGCCTGTTGATGCGGAAGACATGATCCCTTATGCCGATGTGTCAGAAGCGCAAGCGATCAGCTGGGCGCAATCTGCTCTTGGCGGCTCTGAAAGCGTATCAGAAATCCACGCTGGTCTTGACGATCAAATCACTGAGCAACAGACTCCAACGGTTGGCACTGGAACGCCTTGGTGATGGAAAAGAACCAAGCGTTTCTACCTGAATTTTTTGTTTTTGAGGCTGTCAACTAATGGCTGATCGCAAACTTTCTGAGCTAACAGAGCTGACAGTTCCTGCAACTGGTGATGAGTTTTTGGTGCTTGACGCATCAGAAGCAACTGACGCCAACAAAAACAAGCGGATTCAGTTTGGAACGCTTTGCGACCATATTCCTGACGGTAGTGTTGCGGCTCCATCTCTTGGGTTTGCTTCTGACACTGGTGACACTGGATTTTTCCGCAGTGCAGAAGATGAGATTGCAATCAGCACCAATGACACGCTGAACTCTAAGTTCACAACAACAGGGTTCCAAGTCGGTGATGGTACGGCGACAGCTCAGCTGCACACTTTTAAGTCAACGACAGGTGATGACGTAATCATCGAGAACACCGAGGCAGGAGCTTCAGAAGGGCCAAACGTTGTTTTTTACCGCAATTCTGCATCACCTGCTGCTAATGATGTCCTTGGAACGCTTGAGTTCCGTGGCGAGGATGATGCTGGGGACGCTCAGTCTTATGCAGAAATTACTGCTGGCATTGTTGATCCAACGAACAGCAGTGAAGACGGTCGGATTGATTTCAACACAACGACTGCCGGTAGCCTTTCAACTGTTGTCAGGCTGCAAGAGGGCAGGATCGGCATCAATGAATCTGCACCTGTTGGTCCAATCCACGCAACAAATGTAGATACGCAAATTCTGCGCCTAGAATGTCCAAACAATGATGCCTCTTCTGGTGCTGACATTACGTTGTACAGGCACCGAAATGATGCTGTGGGACAAGACGGTGATGAAATAAGCACCATCTTTTTTAGAGGTCATAACGATGATGCAACTGCTTCACAGCGGCAAGTTGAATATGCTTCGATTCAAGGGCAGATCGTCGATGCAACGACAGACAGCGAAGATGGCAAAATCCTTTTAAGTGTTCAAACCGCTGGCACGCTGACAACTCAGTTTGAGGTTGGCCCTGCTGAGGTTTTCATTGGATCAAACGTCGCCACAGACGCTGGTGTCATCAGCACTGTAAATTTCAGGGGTGCAAACGACAACTCAACGCCTGAAAACATCAATTATTCAGCTCTTGTCGCGACTGTTGTTGACAATGCTGATGGGGCAGAGGATGGCCGCATTCAAGTTCAAACGATTTCAGGCGGCACACTTGCCACTCGTTTGGATGTCAATGAGAACAAGATTGGCTTCTTCGGTGCGACTGCTGCTGTGCAGTCCACTCATGTTGCTGATCTGTCAGCAACTGCAACGACCGGAACGCTGCCAACTGCTAATGGAACGATGACAATTGCAGATGCAGCATCACCGACCAATGCGGAGTTGCTTGAGTATTGTCGCGAGCTTGAGGCAAAGGTAAATTCTCTTCTAGCCTTTGCAAGTGCTCACGGCCTGATGGCCTCTAGCTGATGGAACGACCCGACCCGATGATCCCCAATAAGCCTGGGGCGCAGGATGTGGAGGCGATGTCAAATCGTCAAGCTTGGTTAAACGAGCTTTATGTGTTCGATCGTCGTGATGACCCGGACCATCCGATGCGTGGACTTTTTACGGGCTTAGCTAAGAAGTACCAACAGTTTCGCGGCTGATGGCTAAATCTTTGAGCGGACAAAACTTTATCCCTAGCAAACCCAAAAAGACACGTCAAGGGGATGGATCAAATTCACGACCGTCACATAGACGGAAGAAGTATCGTGGACAAGGAAAACGTTAATCCCCTTTCCAATGATCAAAACTCTCATTGCGAGTGGTGTCGCCGTTTCAGCAGCTGTGCTGGGATCTCCTGCAATCGCCGGTCCTTTTTTGAACGTCGAGAATAACGCTGGCTTCCTTGGCGGCGACGGTCTTGACATGGACTTCACCGGCTCCGTGACTGATGTGCACATCGGTTATGAAGGCGGTGGCGAATTTGCCAGCTACTACATGCAGTTAGGGCCTGCGCTGATTGCGCCTGATGGTGGTTCGGCTGATGTCGAAGCTTCCGGCAAGATTGGCGGTTCTGTCTTTGTCGATAACGCCAAAAAACTGAGCGTTTACGGCGAGATCAGCTTCATCACTGTGGATGATTTCGACGCTGCCAACCTGGGCACCAAGATTGGCGCCAAGTGGGCATTTTGAGTTAGTTTCTGGTTGAACTCCTCACAACAGTTCGCGGCCCCTTCACCGGGGCCTTTTTCATATGCAAAAGCTTTTTAACGTCATGGCTGTCGCAGCCTTTGCGATGTCTGGAACGATGGCTGTGAGTGGCGTGCTGTTTTATAGCCGCATTCCATCGTTGACCAAGAAATACATCAGCGACCTGAAGACTGAGCTGACCAAGGCAGTTTTAGATCAGGTGCCTGTTCCGGAGATCCCTGAGATGCCGGAGTTGCCTAAGGCCACTGGACCTGCAATTCCACTGCCTTGACACAAGAAAACCCCGCCTAGGACGGGGTTCTCAGGTGCCGACGCTCTAGCAGAACAGAGGCTGATCTAACAGCTTGGGAACTAGGTCTAGCGTGATGCTTGTCAGAGTTGCTTTGACCACGGCCAGCCTGCATCACGGCTGACGGGAGTTCAAAACTGACAACCTGGCCTACAGGGAGCACAACTGGCCTAAAACGGACATCTTGCGATGGCTGGATTAGGAGAGCCGTGGAGGCTGTAGGAGAGGTATGCCCTTTATAGCACAGGAAAAATCAGGTCACCATCTTGGTGTTGGCGGTTTCGTCATTTTCAGTTTCGCTGGTCCCACTTACAGGGTCACTTACGGGGTCACTTACGGGGTCACTTAAAATTGCAAGCCAATCTCTGAGCGCAGCTCCCGTAGGCGTTGAAGGCGGCCAGCGCACAAATCTAAGTAGCTGCTTCGGGTCAGTGAACAGCATTGAAGAATTGCCAGATCTGCAGACATAGACAAGCGGCGGTCCTTCTCTGTGCTTGGTAGCTTCAATCCAGAGCTGACCTGCTGTAAACCGTTCGCCTGTTTTCATGCCAGAGATTCCGGAGATTGGTATTGGAACGATAGGCGTGCCAGAAATCCCAGAGCATCAAGTCATTCCACCGCCAAGGTTGCCATCAGAGCCGCCAGTGACATTGATGCTGGGCTTCCCTGTTGCAGACATGCCCGGTGGTGAGATCCCACACTATGAGGCGTTGGATTTTACGCCTGGGCGGCATACGCACCAAACAACAAAGCCGCCAAATCCTGGGGAAGAGAAAAAACCGGCTGAGCCGAAACAGCCGGTTACCGCACCCCTGCCAGCTGCGCCTAATTCAGCTGACACTCCAAAGGTAGAGCCAGAATTGCCATGTCCTCCAATATCCGCTTTACCTATAGGTGCACAAAACAAAACTCAAACTGCTGTCATCATTGGTTACGAGATGGTGGATGGGACGTGTGAACCACAACTCAAGCCGTTGGACTTACCAACGATCATCGGCAATTATCTTCCTGCTCCGGGCCTTGTCACTACGACTGCGACTGTTGCTGCGGTGGCGACTACGGCGGCCATTCTCGCGAGACCTTTAGGGGACATTCTGCTCAAAGCCGTCAAACCCGTCGTCAAAAAGACGATCAAGAAGATCAAGGAGAAGATGGGGAAGAAAGTTGCTGTTGAGTCTGCTTGGGAGAGACGGAAGTTTCAGCGGTCTTTACGGAAGTAGGGATTGAGTGCGTGTGGGGCGGCAGATTGCCTGGCGGATTGCTTAGGACAACATCAGCGCAGATTCCACGGTATGGACTTTTGGGGTGAAAACTGATGCCCTTGCGGAGCAGCTCGCCGCAGTTCTTGAGTCTTGCTATCTCGTGATTAAGCCTTTTGTCCGCGAGTTGCTGCTCTAAAAGCGCCACTTGCTTTTCTGCCGCTCGATGGCAGCTTTTGATATGAGCGCGATCTAATGGGATTGAAATCGTCGCAGTGATTCCGCCGTTAATCGAGTAGTTGCTTTTTTGCCCCGTCCGAATCGGACGATAATAAAGGATATGGCCCGGATTATCGGGCCTGCCATCCGGGATGGCAATGCCATCCTCATCAAACGCGCCAATGAGATCGAGATTGTCATAGACAGGCTCGTCGTAGTAGGACTCGTAAGGTTTGGCCCAGCTGGTTGTTGTACTGAGGAAAGGACTGATTGTCAGGCTTGTTCCTTGACAGCTGAAGTTGCCGTATTGATAGACAAAGTTTTTGCCAGGCACAACCTGCACAGCCTGATTGGTGACTGAGCCAGAGCTGTTTGCGACTGGAGCGGCAGTGCTTGAAACCTGTGCCTGCGCAGGAGCGGAAAGCAGCAGAAGCGTTGCTATGACTCGCTTCATTGCGTAAAAGTGCTGAGCGTATCCGTGAGGGATTCGATGTCAGTGGTGCGGTTTATGACGGTGTGATTTGTAAGCCCTGGGCCGTTGAGCGTTTCAACGAATTGAAAGGATGCACCTTGCTCAACAATTTTCCAGTCTGGTTTGCTTGCTGGATTAAGCCCTGTCCATTGGCTTCCGACGCCATTCAAGCTATGCGTTGTTTTCGTCAGTTTGTGTGGGGCGATGACGCCACCAATTGGTTTAATGTTTGTGCCGCTGACAGTTAGCTCATAGCCGGTCCGATAGTCGTAGGAGTTGATGGTCTCAGTTATCTTCTGCGTCGTCGTTGTGGTTGATTTTAAGGACCCCTGCTGGAACGAGGGTACGACTGGGATTGACTTTGCTTCTGGAGCGGCAAGGGCGATAACAGAGAACACGCCCCATGTGATCCAAATTGCAGCCCACATTATTTGATCGTTAGCTCTTGGATGACTTGTCCGATCGCGGACGTGCCAGCGCCACCAGCAGTGATTGTAAGAGCACCACCAGTATCAATAGTTCCACCGAGGTTGCCTGCAACACCTCCGCTAGTGGTAGTCACTGAACCAAAAGCGGGCAAGGCTGGAACTACTCCCGAGGTGACTGTTGTTGAGAGGACGCTTGGGACGCCATCTCCTTCGATGTATGACTCTGCATACGAAAAGCTGTCACCAGCAGTAGTAACGCTAAAAGCGCCAGGAGTGTAACCAAGAGCAGTGCCGGCAGTGTGTGACCCCAAAGAAGGCACAGTGTCCAGAGTGACGTTAGAGCCAGATACTGCCAGCGAGCTTGGAACGCGGCTGGCGACTGATCCCGCTCCATCGACTGTCAGCTGAATGCTTGAGTGAATTTTTGATGTGATGTCTGCCTGGGCAGGCAATCCCAAAAGTGTCACGCCCAATACCAAGAGTGTGCGTTTCATTTGATGCCAGCCTTGGAGTCTTTGTTATCCACGATAACGCCGTTCTCCTCTTTCTTTTTCTTGTTGAGCTTGCCTAAAGCTGGCGTGTAAGTAGCTGCAGTCCCAGTAAGCAAGCTGGCCGGGAAAGTCGGATCGACAGCTTGCGAGAAAATACCAAGGTAATTGGCGGTCAAGATGCCCATCGACCACAGCAGGATTGTGACTCGAACAACGTCACCAAGCCAAGAATGCGATTGATCGTCTTGTTCCTCTGCCTTGGACTGCGGTGTTTCTGCCATGGCGCAACAGAGCTACCGTTACAGGGTAACTAGGCCAGGCCAATGCTTCTAATCCTCAAGCCTGTGTTGATGACCATGTGGAAATCACGGGCCTTCAAAGAACTGATTGTCGCGATGTGCGAGAAGGTTGTATCGCGGACCGACAACGATTTGGATGATCTGGCTGTCAAGCACCTGCGTGACCTGCTGTTGCCTGACACAAGGATTGAAAAGTGAGCGATGTCCGCCATCATCCAACTGATACTGCTGTTGGGGTTAGGCGTGCTGTCTCTTCTGCCGTTTTTTGAACGCTTTTCTAAAGATGCGCCCCACCGCATGGCTGCTGTTAAACAGCTTGAGGAGTCCATGCCGCCGGAACTTCTACAAGAGGATGCAGAGTGGTTCCAGGCTTGGAAGGCGAGCGGGTATGACCAAGAGGTCTACATGCCGTACTTCAAACAACTCGACAACAAAACAGGCACTGGAAGAAGGGAGTGCTTCTCGTCAGCGTCGGCGATGGTGGCGTCTTTTTATTCCAAAGTTAAGACGGATGATGAATACAATGAGATCAGGGCTAAGTTTGGGGACACCACGTCAGTAAAAGCTCAGCTGGCAGCTTTACGCAGCCTTGGCCTTGAGGCTGAGTTCCGCAAAGACGGCAATGCTGAAATGGTTGAGCTGGAGATTGAAAACGGCAGGCCGGTCTTAGTGGCTTATCTGTCAGAGGGCAACATGCTTTTGGGCGAGCCACCAATGTGCAACGGCTTGGGATGCGGCCATTGGGCGGTGATTTCTGGGTACTCACAAAAAAACAGCGATGATCCTCTTTGGATACTTCAAGACCCCCGTGGTTTCCCTGAGATGGAAAAGGGTGGCTGGTCAAACCCGCATCTAGGTCGCAATGTTCGAGTGAGGCAGGCTGCTTTCAAGCCACGCTGGGAGGCTGAGGGTGATTCGACGGGATGGGTGATTCTCGTTAATGAGTGATCTGTACTGGATCTGGGCGTTTATCAGTGCCTTTTGGACAACTATTGTTGTGCAGTGCGCCAAGCCTATGAACTGGGATCAATGCTCAAGGGTTGATGATTGGCTGATTCCTTGGGTGCGCGACGTGACAGAGATGCACCAAAAAGGTGCCTATCACACCGAAAAGAAAATCCTGGGGCAAGCTAAGTAGGATTGCTTTTTGCTCTTTAAGAATGGCGGTTCTGTGCGATTGGGAAATTAAGGCCAGGTGTCAAAAAAGCCAGATGGTCGCCCCGTTTGATGCAGAACTCCTAAATCCGGCAAGCTTAGATCTGCGGCTAGGGCTGCATCTGATGGTCGAGAACATCTGCGACCCTGAGCTGTTGCGGGTCGATATTTCAGATAGAACAGAAAATGACCCGTTCATGCTGCAGCCGGGTGAGTTTTGCTTGGCTGAGACACTTGAG